GTTGTATCTATCCGTGCTTCTGCAAAGGGAATTGGCCGTGTCACGGAAGTGACTGGCTTTACTGTCCAGGGTCCCAATTACGCTCGTAGATTTCAGAGCCAAGTTAGAGGCTCTTACTATCGGCGGCTGAAAGGCGGGATACGTACTGGGGCTGTGAATGGTGCCATAGGCCGTAAGCAAGTGTTGCAGCTCGATGCTGCTCATTTTGCCTCTACAGTCTGGGACATCATTCCTTACTCCTTCGTTGCCGATTACTTCGTCAATATTGGCGATATAATCGAGGCTATGTCGTTTCGGATTGGTAACCTCTCTTGGGGCTGTGATACTACGCTGATAGTTAATGAAGCGATATTTCGCGACGTTAGCTTTGACGCTAATAGTATCATTCGTCCCCATATGAATATTATCAGTTCACGATGGGCCGGCGGTAACGCTCGTTTGCAAACACGAACGTTTACGAGGAACCCGATTACCTCTCAATCGCTTGTCCCGAGTTTTCGGTTTAATTTACCGATTTCGAGCAAGCCTTGGGAGAATCTCGGTTTCTTGACACTCGCTCGCGCAGCAAACGCTGCAATTTCTGCGGAATACCGCAGATTCAAGTAGTCCTTTATTGGAGTTTCCATGAGTCTTTCACTCACTACACCCGTAACAGGGTCTGCTCAGTCTGGGTTGACGTCTCCTACGTACACCTTGGCTGTGGACACGCCGCCGACCAGTGCTGGCAAACAGTATGCAGTTACCGCCCTTGGCGGAACGCAGACTGGTGTTGACACTGCTTCGTCGCCGTCCCGTCCGTTTACTATAACCGGTTCAAGACCCCAGGTGCTTCGGTCCCTGGGTCCTGTAGATCCGGTAACGGGCGTTCTTCGTGCGATACCTCGTAACTCTTACACTGCGTTTCGCGTACGCAAGGGCGTTACTCCACTTGCAGGTCAGTCGCCGGTGGTGGCACAAGCCACTGTCACGATTGACATTCCTGCTGGAGCCGAACTTGCGGACGCGCCCAATGTACGAGCGATGCTTTCGTTGCTTTTCGGGGCTGTGGCGCAAGCCTCATCCTCGATTGGCGACACGGTCGTCACAGGAGTGATCTAGTCTAACAAACTAGATCTATCCCCATGGATGATCACAAAAGCACTAAGGTGGTTAAAGAGCCACCCCAGCGCCATCCTGATTCTGTCGTTGGTTCTGGGAACTGTGGGTGTAAATCCGCAGATTACCAGCGCCGTTACTTCAGTACTTCAGGATGTGATTTCTCCATCAACGGAAAACTTGACGCAACGGGAGTGATCCACCTTGAGGTGGAAGTTCTTGATTGCGATGGGTTTGCTGTTGTCCTCAAGCCGCGAATGCGGCCTGTGGACCCGGTACTTAGAAATAAGTATCGAGTTGAAGATCTCATTCGCCAGACTGATGAGGGTTACTTTTCGACTCACGTCGATGAGTTATGCTCAGATATCTGGTGTCTCGTCGCAGAGTTCGCCACTAGGGAGTAATCCCATAGATCGAACTTAGAGGTATCACATTGAGGAGATGCCATGAGCAGTCGCTCTGACGATCTTTATCAAGCCG